CTGCTTCTGCTGCCGCCACTTCGGCAACTAATTCCGCATCAAGCGCTACCGCAGCCGCTGGTTCTGCCACCTCTGCCAGTGGTTCTGCTACCTCGGCAACAACACAAGCGAACAATGCCGCATCTAGCGCAAGCTCCGCATCTACAAGTGCATCAAATGCCTCTACTTCTGCGTCTGGCGCCGCTACCTCTGCTACCGCCTCATCAACAAGCGCAACCAATTTTGATAAACGCTACTTAGGCGCCAAGGCTTCCCAACCATCATTAGATAACCAAGGCGCTACTTTACAAACTGGTGCACTTTATTGGGATACTGTTTTACTGTCTATGCGCTCGTGGAGTGGTACTGCTTGGGTTGATCCGCTATCCAACATGACCACAGAGATTACGGCTCGTTTATTGGCAGATCAACAACTTTTGGGCGGAATTGAATACGTCAATGACCTGATTGGTTCCGTGGTTGTTGAACTTACCGGATTAAATCTTGGCACCAATATTCAAAATATTATTTCTCAATTGGGATATGTTGGTGATTTAGCGGGATTGCTGGCTAAAGCGATTGGTGGTGGATCGATCATTTTAGAGGCGGGCTCGGTAACCGATCCTTCTTTATCCAATGCTCAATCTCACGGTACGGGTTTATTTTTTCCCGCTGTAGGACAAACCGCTATTGGTACTGCTGGAGTTGAAGCAATCCGAATCGATGCAAGTCAAAGATTAGGTGTTGGCACGAGCACACCTACTTCAAAGCTCGATGTAAATGATTCAAAAGTTCGGGTCAGAAGTGCCCAGACCCCAGCATCCGCTACCGCTTCTGGTAATCAGGGCGATATTTGCTGGGATTCATCTTATGTCTATGTCTGCGTGGCCACAAATTCGTGGAAACGCTCTGCAATCGCCGCTTGGTAAGGAAAAATAATGAGCAACTACAACGAAACACAAATCACAGGTCAGGCTTGGCAACGCTGTAATCAAGTCGTTATTGAAAACCATAAAGGACAAACGCCTGTCATCCGATTTGATGAAGAGCAAATCATCCAAATTGCTGACGGGTCAAGCATTGCAAGACCTTTGGGCAATTTAGCGGTGGATTATGACGCTTCCAAGGTGATCGAATTACGAGATATAACTACTGGCCTTCCTACCGGACAAACAGTCACTTATGCCGATGCCTACGTTTTACTGTATTCAGCTTACCTTGAGGAAGCCCTTGCAAGAGATATTGCCAACACTCCCGTTATCACAACTCAGGAATAAATCATGCCATTGACTATTAACATCCCTAATACGCTACGAGCTTCAGTTGAAGCGGCTTCACAGGGTCGCAATACCGTTCTCTATACTGCGGCGGGTCAGCCTTGTTATATGACCGTCATCCCCGCCTTTGACGTATCTACGATTGATGCTTCATTAGGTACTGGTACGCATCCGGCTTTTATCGTCAACGGTGTGACTAAGCCTTACCTATACCTTGGGCAATATATCGGCGTATCTCGCAATAATGAAATGCTGTCCTTGCCCGGTCAAGACCCTATCAATACCATTAACCATGATGCCGCAGTCAGCTTAGTGCGTGCCAATGGTACGGGCTGGCATTTAATGAGTAATGCAGAGTGGGCGGCAATGCAATTATGGTGCTGGAAAAACGGTTATCAGCCTCGAGGAAATTCAAACTGGGGTAAATCTTCAGATGTTACGACTGAGTATGGCGTTCGGGGAGATGGTCTTGCGCCTGGTACTGCTTCTGGTACAGGAAGAACTCAGACCGGTTCGGGCCCGATGAGTTGGAGGCATGACAACACTCCATTTGGGATTTCAGACCTATGCGGCAACGTCTGGGAATGGTCACCTGGTATGCGGGTTAATAACGGTGAAATCAACATCATTCAAAATAATGATGCTGCCATTATTACAACTGACTTTGGCGTATCTTCAAGCGCTTGGTATGCCATCGATGGTTCAACAGGCTCTTTAGTTGCTCCAGGCAGTGCCAATACAGTGAAATATGCTACTTCGGGAACGGCGAACTACACTTTAGTTTGCGGTAATGGAGCGCAGTTTAGTTCGATGACTAATCCCGGTGCTACTCCAGTTAGCGCCGCAGCGCTGCAGTTATGTAAAAAGCTCGGTTTATATCCAATTGCTTCTGGACTAGGTAGTGATGTTTTCTATATCACTACAACGGGTGAAATGCTCCCGATTCGGGGTGGCGATTGGGACTATGGTGCTGGTGCTGGGGTGTTCGAATTGAACCTCAACATCACCCGCTCGGGCACGGGCAACTATGTTGGGGCTCGGCCCGCTTTTGTCTCATGATGTTGTGTAATCTGAATAACTGGGCGGTAGCCCAGTGAGTAGATCAAAGCCTATTGATCGCACGCCAAAAGTCAGCGATTTACTCATTCGTCAAAAAATAGAGGCCATGATTGAGTATGGTTATGTGTCTTTAAGACAGTTTCCAAAACAAGAAAAATTTGTCTTAGGTGCGGAAATGCGCCAATCAATGTGGAATTTATTGCGCCTTGTCATTATTTGCAATAAACGGTATTTTAAAAAAACGACTTTGCAAGAATTAGACGTTGAGCTCGATTTATTGAGATCACAAGTGCGATTAGCAAAATCGTTGCAATACATTGATTTTCAGAAGTACGAACATTGGGCTTTGATTAATGATGAAATTGGCCGCCTTTTAGGTGGCTGGATTAAATCATTGTCAGAGCCCGCTGTAGCAGTAGGGGGTATGCGTTGATACGGCTCCCGATTCGGGGTGGCAATTGGAACAATGGTGCTGGTACTGGGGTGTTCGAATTGAACCTCAACAACACCCGCTCGAACACGAACAACAATATTGGGGCTCGGCCCGCTCTTGAGATGTGCCAGAAGCTATTGACCTACCGGGTCGATGGACAGTGCCTCTTTCAAAAGGATGCTTATTCCTCGGTGATTTGCCGAAAAATTAAACAGGTGGGCCGTTCTAGTAACCAACGTGACCGTTCGGCCCCACCGCCTTGACTAAGACTTATAACAACCTCTTACCTCAAATATATGCTTTTGAAAGCCTTTATAAAGCCTACAGAAAAGCTCGACTAGGTAAACGAGGCCGCACTGCGGTAATGAAGTTTGAGCAGAACCTAGAGGGTAATCTACTTCAATTACAGCAACAATTGATTGATGGCACTTACCAGACTGGTCGCTACCATCGCTTTAGTATTTTTGAGCCAAAAGAGCGAGAAGCGGCAAGCCTTCCCTTTCGGGATCGAGTCTTACAGCACAGTCTTTGCGCTGCCATCGAACCTATTTGGGAAAACCGTTTTATCTCAGATAGCTATGCGTGTAGACCGGGTAGGGGGATGCACCGTGGCGCTGATAACACGCAATTAATGCTTCAAAAAGTACAACGGGAACACGGACATATCTTTGTTTTAAAAGCAGACGTATCTAAGTATTTTGCCAATATTGACCACGGTGTTTTAAAAAGATTATTGCGTAGGCACATTGCTTGTCCACAGACCTTGGCTTTATGCGATCACATTTTGGCCTCATCAATCAATCATGTAATCCCCGTCTCTAAAGGATTGCCCATTGGAAACCTTACCAGTCAGCTTTGGGCAAATATTTACTTAAATGCTTTAGATCAATACGTTAAACATGAGCTCAAGTGTCGGCACTATTCAAGGTATATGGATGATTTTGTAATTGCGCATCCTGACAAGCAAAAATTGCAAACTATCAAACTTAAGATTGAATATTTTTTAAATCAAACACTTTGCTTAAAAACCAATAGCAAAACGCAAATATTCCCAGTCGCTTTAAAAAACGGTAGGGGATTAGATTTTCTGGGTTATCACCTTTGGCCAACTCATAGACGGCTTAGAAAAGCCTCCATTAGTCGCATAGCAAAAACCTTGAAAAGGTTACAAAAGGAATATTCCACAGGAAAAATAGGGCTCAAAGATATTCGGCAGTCCTTAATTTCTTGGATAGCCCATGCCTCGCATTGCCAATCATACGGCCTTCGAGACAAGTTATTAAACGCTTTTATATTCGCCCGCAAATAGCGGGTTTTTTTATGCCTAAAGGAGCCTAAGTGAACTCAATTAAAGAGTTACTAAGCAATATTTTTACCGAGCCAGATAATGCGACTTTTTGCATCGTTAAGGTCGGCGCTGGATTAACTGTCATCTATGCACTAGCGGCAGCCTTTTTTCATCATTTTTATCTCAAAGAAGTTTTTGTTATTCAAGACTTTGGCGTAGGAATGGGCGCTGTCTTTGCTGGAGTAGGTATCGCTCTTGGACTCAAAAAGGACTCGCCATGACTTTATCCGATTTCACGCCTCAATCTCTCCTATTCAAAGTATTGGCTTGGCTCGCTATAGCGGGGATCGTTATTGGTTCTCTCGTAGCTACTGCGAATCATTTTGAATCGGTTGGATATGACAGGCGAGTGGCAGAAGATCAAGTCAGCCTAAATCAAGACTTGATCGTATCTAAAGATAAAACGCAATCACTTCAACATCAACTTAATGAGGCACAAAATGACCTTGCCAAAGCTAAATCCAGCTTATTTACTCTTAATAGTGCTAATCGCAATGCTCTTGACCAGTTGCGCTCCGGCTTCAATACCTTCAACGGCGGTATGTCCAGTAATTCCAGAGAGGCCATCGTTAAGCGAATCGCATCCCTTAACAACGTGGTCGAAGATTGTTCAGCAAGACTT